ATGTCTGGACTGATCAATCCACATGCGGCCCCGGAAGAAGCAGCCTATGCGCTGCTGATTGAGCTCGTTCGCGCCCAGCGCGTGCCGCAATATGAAGGCGAAATTTCCGGCCTGCTGGCGATGTACGACGAAGCTGTTAAACACTTTAAAGAGAAAGAGACCGAGCGTTAGGCGTGGACATCGTGGTGCGAGGAAAGCGTGACGCCTGCGGAAGAGGCGCAGGCGTTGGCTGGATAGCAGCTTGCGTCATCAGCTGCCGCGGTAGGTAGAGTATCCGTACTGACTGAGCAGCAGCGGGATATGCAGTTTTTGATTTTGCTTTGTGACATTGAAAATAACCGGGACCACCGGGAAGAACGTATTCATGTTTTGGCTTTTAAAATAGTCACCGGTTTTAAACGTCACTTTATAAACCCCCGGCTCCATATTCTCCGCCTGCGGATAGAGCGATTTAATCCGCCCATCGGCATCCGTTTTACCGGTGGCGATATGCTGCCAGCTCTCCCCCTGCTGTTTATCCAGCTCAATCTGCACCCCCGGTGAAGGGAGCCCGGTTTGCTGATTAAGAATGTGTACGCTGAGCGTCCCCTCTGGCGCCGCCAGCGCGCTGAAGCTGAGCAGAGAAATTACGGAGGCGATAACTAATTTCATAATCGTGACCTTATTGGGCAAGTGAAAGTGCCCTAACTATAGTCAGCGCGGCGGGGGAAAAAATTAAACTTTTTGTTATCAGATTGAGTTGATGGGTACTGTCTCCACACACAACACGCTGAACCGGTTTTGTCGTGAGAAGAGGGAGTGTCTTATGTGTGAGTAACCCCGTGCTCTTCGTAACAGGATACGTGGCACTTAATCAGTCAGAGAGGGGAAAAAGATTAGCTGGGGTCAAATATCACAAGGTTAAATAATATATGCCGTGGCCTCTGCCGCCTCTAACAGAACAGTGCTTACTGCAAATGGCCTGCCGTATTCGAAATAATCATTTAATATTATTTAACCTACTATTCCAGTGTAAGTAATCACCTGGTTCAGATAATGATTATTATCATTGATTCTCTTGTCGCCATGCCTTCACCATCTCCTTTGTTACCTCTTTCTTGTAGCAAATAGGTGAGTACCCACCAGCTTTGCTCCAGGCACTGCGGCCACCGCACGAGCTGCCGTTCCGGGCGGTATTGAAGGGACAGGCACAGGTACCGGGATAGGATGCGACAGAGTCATCAATAATTCTTTGCCTGACCTGATCATCGCTTAAGGAATTCGATTTGGCGATGGAAATATCTGATGCAAAGACACACACAACAGCGAATACGGAGATGGCGACGAATTTGATGTTCATTTGGATCTTTCCAGGTAGTGGATGAACATCGAGGGTATGCTTTCAAAAAGTGTTCAATATTGATCTTTAACAACTGTACTTTACGCCAGCTTAAAATGCGATACTTAACCCAGTCAGACATAACCTAAAGCTATAATGACTATTCGCCTGTTACCGGCAACATATTTTCACATTCCTGCAGAGCGCTTATTCTGCACTCAGCTATAACCAGCATTAACCATTCTGTTCGATATTACAGAGCCGTAATGCTGTACTCTCACTGGCCATCGTCCGACAGATACTGCAAGACATTAGAATCATCGAAATGGTCCGTCGATATGCTCACCTGGCGCCGAACCACCTGACTGAACACGCACGGAAAATTGACGCCATTTTTGGCACTAGCGACACAAATACGACACAAGGAGGAAATCAGACTGGACTAAAACGTCCGTAAGTGATTGATTATTAATGGCACGCCCTACAGGATTCGAACCTGTGACCTACGGCTTAGAAGGGCGAAAATCCTTGATTCCTTTCAATTACCATCGATTTCATTAAATTTCACTTCATTGTTTTTAAAAGAGTTTATAGTGTTGAATGATTTCATACAGTCTCTTATCATTTCATCACAACTTGACCCGTAACCTGACCTTAAAACTATGGCTAGCACTCTTTTAACAGACAGCAAAATCAGGGGCCTGAAGCCTAAAAATTCAGCCTATTATACCTGGCAAGCAGCCGCAACCCGCGGCACTGGCAGACTCGGTGTAAAGACTTACCCATCAGGAAGAAAAACATTCGTCTATCGGTATTTCGTCAGCGGAAAAGAGAAGTTTATCGGTCTGGGCGACTTCCCTACCCTTACTCTTTCCGATGCAACCGAGAAAGCCAGAGCCGCTGCGGCCAGCATATCCGATCCCGCTAAGGCCCAGGTAGAACACGCATCACTTAAAAAGCTGTTTGATGATTATATTGCAGACCAAAAGGCCAGAGGCAAGCGATCTTACGACAAAACACAAAACCGAATTAATCAGGTTCTGGCAAGCCCGCATATCACCCCAGAGATGCCAGCAAAAGATGTAACCCCGGACCATATCAAACGCATACTTTCAGAATTTATTGCGAGGGATGCGCGCGCCGGCGCAAACAAAGTACGTTCGAATCTGCATGCCATTTTTAACTTTGGCCTGTTTGCAGATAACGACCCTGCGAATATCGATAAGAAAACAGTTTATGGTCTGGATCGCAACCCGGTGGCCGCGGTCCCATCGCAGCGCGGAGCAGATAAAGCCCTTGACCGATTTTTATCATGGGATGAATTATCTGCGCTGCTGGCAGTCCTTTCCCGCCCAGCAGAAGCAATCCCAATGCATCCCGATTTCGTTCAGCTGCTGTTGTGTTGTTTGCACACAGCAGGGCAGCGCCCGTGGGAGCTAATGACAAACACAAAAGATAACTGGGATAAGAAAGAAAAAACGTTGACGGTGCCGCCGCACATATCTAAAACGGGTGATTATCATGTCATTCCGTTGAGTGATTCAGCGACGCAGATCCTGCATGTGATGGAAAAACGCTATCCCAAATCCGATTTTCTTTTCCCCGCGGATACGGCTGAAGGGCATCTTCTTTCAGCTGAGTTCGGGAAGCAGGTAAGAAAATTTTGTGAACGGGAGCCATTTAATAAATTCACGCCGAGGGACGTTCGGCGCACATTTAAAACGCTCGCCGGCGCGATGGGTGTAAGCACCGAAATGCGCGACAGATTGCAGAACCATAAAAGAGCCGGCGTATCAGCCAAGCACTATGACCGATACGACTACATTAAGGAAAAACGCGAAATTATATCGCAATGGGAAGAAAAGTTACTTTCACTCTGTTGATCGGATGTCGGGCCCAGCAGTGCAGTCGGGGAAGCCTGCTGGGTCCTTCCAGAAGGTGCCTCTATGCTGGAGTACTGACGCTCAAATTGGGCATTTATCTTCATCCTTCCCTATCCGGTTGATAACGAATGTCACTATTCCTAACACTACCACGTCGTCGAGTGCTTCGCCTTCCAGCGCCTCACCGTCTCTTGTAATAAATGCGCGGCCCATAACTTTTGCAAAATCTGTACCGCCGGAGTACTGGATCAATACCGTGTCCTGCTGCTTTGGTTTAACGGAGAAATCAACTACGGCATAACCAGTTTCAGTCTGTACGACCCTAGTATTAGGGCCGATGCTGCATATCTTATCGACGGTTAGCCGTCCCTCTACATAGTCTGATGCTGGCGATGGAAAGCCCACGATTACAGCCCTCCATTCGGGTTGTAAAGCTGGAACGTGCGATCGTCACCTTCCTGAGTTGAGACGTCGCGGAATGTTGTCACGTAGCCCTCTATCCACTGATTAGCCTGCCGTGGCGACCAGTGCCAGTTATATCTCTCCAGTTCCTGCAGAAATCGCCTGGTGGTGAGGATGCGCTTTCCGTTAGGCAGGATATCTATTGCGTTCCGGCAAGCCGTCTCGATTTCGTATAAACGCGGCATACTTCCCCCTATCAAATGTACTGTATATAAATACAGTAAATGCATGTATGCAGCAGATCAATATTGGCAGTGGCTATCAATGATCTGCACAGACGTAACGCATTGATGCCTCAATTCGACTGGCTGCATTGAGCCGGAAAATATTTATAAATCGTCTTCACTCCCACACCTATCACATCGGCTACCTGCTGCCGGGTTGCGCCCGTACCCAACATCCTGCGGCATCGCTCCACAACCTCAGTGGTCATTACCCGGCGGCGGCCGCCTACTCTCCCCTGCTCCCTCGCTGCGGCTAACCCGGCGCGGGTACGCTCCACTATCAGCTCGCGCTCCATCTCCGCCAGGGCGCTCATGACGTGGAAGAAAAAGCGGCCTGCTGGCGTCGAGGTATCGATGCTGTCGGTAAGACTGCGAAAATTCACCCCGCGCGCCTGCAGCTCCGACACGAGCGTAATCAGATCGCGCACGCTGCGGCCAAGCCGATCCAGCTTCCAGACCACCAGCACATCACCCGGTCGCAGCCGCCGTAAGGCGCGCTTTAACCCTGGCCGCCGGGCATTCTTCCCGCTGGCCATATCCTCGAAAACCAGCTCACATTCTGCGCGGATCAGCGCGTTTTTCTGTAAATCGAGGTTTTGATCCCCGGTTGATACCCTCGCATAGCCAATCAGCATGTTGTAACCCGTTGAAATAGCTGATTGTAAAAAGCTCCGCGCTTTCGCTCAAACCCTCGTTTGGGCGAAGTCTCTTTTTGGAGCAAAAACATGGCCTTTAACCCGGAGCTGGGGAGCACGTCTCCCGCTGTGTTGCTCGATAACGCCGAGCGCCTGGATAAGCTGGTCAATGGGCCAGCGGCTACCGTTCCAGACCGCGCCGGGCAACCGCTGGATTCCTGGCGAAAAATCATCGCCGCCATCCTGGAGAGTTCTGCAGCAGCGATGGAAACCATTCGTCTGACGCTGATCCCCCTCGGTGAACAATACGCCACAGAGGCCGATGCGCAGGCGGCGATTAATAACGGAACGATCCCCGCTGGTTCATATTTTTACGTCAGGAGCACTGACGACAGCGCGCTCGCTGTTGAATACAGGAATGTTTCTGGTACAGCTCAGCCTACCGGCCGCAAAATGCCGTCTCAGGATTTGCTAAACCAGCTGACTGAGTCGCTCGGTTTTCTGCTTCCCCTGGCTGACACCACACGTTTTTTTAAGGCCGGGGTAACAGGCACAGCCTACGAAGCGATCAACGCTGAAGATATCTTTATCGATGCTGAGAATAACCTGCAGTACTGGATAAAGGATGGCGTGCGGCAGTACTTCCTGCCGGTTCGGGTCCCGACACTGGAGGCTGACACCGTTCTTGTTGACGGTATCGCCGTCGATCCGGCTGCTATTCCCCCGGCCGTCCTCGCCACGAACCTGCTTGGCCTGGCTCAGTCCAGCAAATTCCTGGACCCGGAGGCATTTCAACCCGGCGGCGCGTATGAGGGCTGGGAAGGCTACGACAATATCTGGCTGGATAAATCAGGAAATATTCAGGGTTATACCCGTGAAGGTACCAGCTATTTTCTGTTGCCCCTGTCAGTGCCTGAACTCAGTGCAAAAAAAATCCGTCTCGACGGTGAAGACCTGCGGGACGTGATCGCCAGACGTACGGAAACACGGCTCCCGTTCACAGAAATGGTGGACGGGAAAAGCCAGATCATGCTGCTGAATAACCAGACCGGCCAGCTGTCGCAGGTGACTGATGGGACCGCAAATGAAACGGACCCGGTAGTTGATGGCGGCGGTGTGCTTTCCTGGACTTCGGACAGGGACAGCAGCGTACCAGGCGGGAAATTTTATCTGGCGGAGAGCGGCAAAATTCATCCTGTCATTTCCCGGCGCGTTCTGGCGGGCTGGGGCGATTCGTTCATGGAAAACCCCGTTTTTATGAATACCCTCCATGCTCTGACAGGTTTACCCGCCTACAACTTTGGCAAGTCGGGGATCAGAAGCACCGCAGTTGCTGCCCGCCAGGGGGGCGATCCCTTCTACTGTATGCCGGAGGATGGTGTGATCCCGGCCAGCGGAACGGTCAATCTGTTACCGAACGCACCAGGGCCTCATGCCTCTGCATCAAACGGGGCAATGCCAGCCATAAAATGCCAGCTGGCTGGCGTGGATGGTACGTTTAACTGGGATGGTGTGCAGGCATCTTTTACCCGTGAAACGGCGGGCAGTGCTAAGACTGTCAGCGTGCTGACACCGCTCTTTGTTTACCCCTATACCACCTCTGATGTGCTGGGTTCGATGCCTGCTGGAGTACTGTATCCTGAGCACGATGAGGCCATTCTGATCCTGACCTGCGGGCGTAACAACACAACCAGCGTCAGCGAAGTGGTGAATAACGTCAAAAATATCGTCAGTTACCTGAAGCCGGTTGGTGCGCTGCCGTGTATCTGCCCTCAGTTTACCCGCGGTGATGAAACTCGTGGTTCTGCTGGCTATCAGCGTATCCATGCCATAAACGCAGGGCTAAAAGCGGCCTTTCCGGAGTACTACTGTGAAATTGATGGCGTTGATCTGCTGCAGAACTTCAAAAACCACTACAACCCGGCGAATGCAACCGATGTGCAGAATATCGCCGACGACACCACACCTGCTTCCCTGAAATACGACACGCTGCATCCGTCACAGACGCTGATGAGTGGCGCGCTGTACGTCGGGGCAGAAGTCAACGCAAATTTCGTTTGCCAGTTTCTCAAACATAAAGGATGGGTTAAATAATGGGTAAGGTCGAACAGAGCACCGACTGGGTGAACGACACCGGGTCAAAATTATATTATTTCCCGTCCATCAATGCCGGTACGCTGGGAATGATCGATGTGAAGCATAACTGGGCAGGAGGGGCGAAGAACCTGGCTCCCGGTGCCCAGCTCAAAAATCTGTGCTTTCTGGATGACCCGGCCAGCGTGGGTTCGGTAGCTCTGAACTTTGACAGCACTACCGGTGGGCTGATTTTCGATAAAACGTCGCGCCAGTACCTGCGCCTGCCTGCGGGGTTTATTCCGACAGCGGCCATGAAAGACTACATGCATACGTTCTGGCTGAAAATCGATCCGGCGAATGCTGGCGCTAATGGTTTCAGTAACGTCTGGGTGGGGATTGGGGCAACCAGTTACGCCACTACCGCTAACCGGCTGATTCAGGTCTATCCGACCATCACGGCTGGGGTGATCACGGCGCTGACGGTGTGCGTGCGTGGCATTAACTACAGCATTAAGGATTACATCGGCAGTCTTGCCGACGGCAATCTGCACTGCCTGAGCATCCGCTATCAGGAGTCGGCTGATGGCACGCAGCAAAAGGGACTGGTTTATCTGGATGGCGTTCTTGCTTATGAGGGGGTCTGGACGGGGAAAATCGCTTATCCGGCGGCGGCTGTTAACCTGAATGGCATCGGATCAAACCTGGCGGATACCACACCCTTTGCAGGTCGGTTTTACCGTGCGCGAATTGACGATCTGACTATGGTCAGCAAAACAGCGCTGCAGGTCATCGCGGAGGAGATGGCGGCGGTAACGGGTCGGTTTAGCTAAACATCCCCCGGTTTTCGCCGGGGGGATTTGCCTGTTTTGAGTGACCAATGATAAAGATTAGCGGCTATCACTATCGATAGCCGCTACCGACAGGTTAAATGAGATACGCGTTAGCTAACGTTACCGCCTGGGCGATCAAATCAGTCGCAACAGTTGTTTTTCCGGTGAGATTTACCAGCATAGGGCGCCCAATTTTAATGTTGCCCCACGGACCGTAGATCGTTGCCGGGTAGCTACCGATTCGCGGTAAATTGGTCGGCTGAGGCACCACGCTATCCCAGGCGTTATTTGTTGCCGTGGCCACCAGGATATTATCGACGTAAATGCGCGTTACCAACACGCCCGGGGTGGTCTCTCCATCCGCGTATACGGACACCACGTGCACGTTTCCATCAGTCAGGAGCGCCAATTGTGCCGAGGCTGAAACAGCTGCCGAGCCCATCATAGCCCCCTGAACTGACTGCAGGTTTCCCGACGTGTTGATCAGCGCCCAGATAGCAAAATTGATATTCGCTGCAGCCGTGCTGTTGAGTCTCCCGAACAGGTTTACTGAACGGTTTGCTGCCGGTGTGCCATATCCGGAGGCGGGCAGTTTTACCGCAACGCTCGCCAGAGCCCGTTTACAGCCCGCTGGTAATGAAAATTCATCGGTTGGCAGCAGAACGTAATCATTAGTATTTTCTGCCGCGCCGGTGAATTTCAGCATACCCGTTTCCAGCGGGTGCGAGTTAGGGCCGTTTGTCGCATTGGTCCCGCCGCTCACCAGGTTGAGGAGATTTGCATAGGCCGCTACAGGCGTGCCTGAGTCGTAGCAAATCTCGTTGCTGAAATCGAGCAGTCCCAGCGTCGCGCCTCGAATAATGGCAGGGTCGTTTTCAAGATACACGGGATTGGCCCCGCTGCTGATCGGCGATGAATCCGATTTCAAAAAAATAGCCATTAGTTATCCTCTTCTCTGGCGGGTTTGATATCCAAGCTCGGCGTAAACGCCATATCCTGCGGTATTTGGATGGCGGGGATCGCTGCGTAATGAAGATGGAACGATGTCGTTACCAAAATCAGTGACATCCTGTGCAATCGACGCGTTGTATCTGGAAACAAGCTCTTCGCGCAAATCACGGCCATTGCTGCCCCTGACGTAGTAGCCTGGATATTTTTGAGATAAATACTGGTTAACTTCGAGTATGCGCTGATACCGTATCCCGCCAAGAAATTCCACTGGCGGGTAGTTACAGGTATTAATGCCGTAAACCAGTATGGGGCGACCAGATTTTTCAGCCTGGTTGACCAGCGCATCGATATTGGTTTTGATAGCCGCAACATCGGCGTCGTAATCGGCGGCTGTCGAAGCGCCAGAACGGAAATCATTGATGCCCACGCAAATCCACATCTCGCTGTCAGAGTGATCCTGCATCGCATACTCTGGCACAAACAACGAACCAGGAAGGCAGCGGAAACCGGAACCGCTCAGTGCTGTCAGGTTGTAGGTTTCAACGCCACCTGAAGAGGTGCGCGTTACCCTGCATTTGATGCCTGAGATCCAGCCATCCAGCGTGTAGGTAGTGGTGTTTGATGGGGTGGACAGGAAGCGAACATCCTGGCTTGGATATGCCGGCTCTGCAGTGGCACTAACGCCATTAATTTGGGTGATTGTGACCGAACCGCCGGATGCAGGGATTACATCTCCATTCACGGTCAAGTAAATGGGTTTCGCCCCCATGCGCATTGCCACCTGCCCGGATTTTTGCCCGCCAATACTGTAATTTGTTGCAACAAATCCATCGCCAATCAGCGCTGCTAACTGATCGGGGAACGAATAACCTGCAGGGGCTCCTGTCCCGGCGCCAGTACTGTCGCCTGCGGTATGGGATTTGTTGATGACATTCCCGCCACTGTTTTCGACAGCTTCAAGCCTGGAAAAAATATCTCCCCCACGCTCGCCGCCACCCCCGAATATCGGGCGATTATCTGACTCACGAAACACCATCCCGACCAGGCCATTCTTCGCGACAATCCCACCCCAGTATCCCGACCGCCTGCCAATATCTGCAACCTGCTCATCAGTTGTGACGGCGAATAATTTTACAAACATTGTTGACGTTATTTTATTGAAAATAGTTGGTACAGAGAGCCCGTCAGTCCCATTGGCTACAACAAGAAAACTGGAATTGATATTTACGGTTGCCATCCCGGAGGCAATGTCCGTAAAGGGTGTTAACGATGATGTCAGCGCGGACAGCGCCCCATATTTCCCTAATATCGGTTCGTTGTCGCTCTTGCGGAAAGTTACACCAACAGTCCCGTCAGCAGCGACAATCCCACCCCAGTACGAAGATCTGTCGATATTGGGTGTGCGGTTTTTAATTTCGTCTATGTAACGTTTGGACACCATAACGCGGCCAGTTGGCTCCAGCGTTCCACCAACGTTCATGACTTCAATAGCCAGAGCGGAATCATCCGGGCTGCGATAATACGTGGACGTCCCTTCCGGGATATTGGCGATGTCAGCCTGAGCGTCGGCAAACGTCATATACTGGCGTCCGAGCGGGATCAAGTTCTGGCGGGTTTCATCAACGAGAGCGGCGTTGTCTTCCTGCATTTTCCGCCAGGAGTCCAGCGGCTCACCTGCACGATCGGGAACAGTAGCTGCAGGACCGTTAACGAGTTCGTCCAGGCGGGTGGCGTTATCGAGCAACACAGCGGGAGACGTGCTCCCCAGCTCCGGGTTAAAGGCCATGTTTTTGCTCCAAAAAGAGACTTCGCCCAAACGAGGGTTTGAGCGAAAGAAAAGTTGAAAGGGATTTTTTGGTATTACGCGACGTCGCCGGGGTATGTGGCGTCGTCGTACTGGTAGAAAATTTCTTTATATTCAGGTGCAGTAATCTGACAGTTGCTGTCACCCGATGGGGCAACCTCCTGGACTATCCCATGCCGCGCCCCCTTTTCACTGTCGCAGAACAATAACTTCGGCAGGTCAATATCTGGATCGTCCATAATCCAGTCGTCGGGATGCAGGTCGTCGTTGTACGGCACCGTCAGCGTGAAATCATCTACCCGTTGCGGCGTGAGCATTCGCGATGATGGTCGACCGTCCTGAAACTGTATCCAGCAGCGAGGATTCGCGTAGCTCCAGTCCAGTGGCTCCGTGACGTGCAGCGTAATTTCCTGGAAGTCGTAAATCATCGCGTCAATCAGGCAACTTTGGGTTTTCCCGGTTGGAATGTCGTCGGACAAAATGATGTGATCACCGAAGTCATGACACCATCCCAGCATTGAAGTCGTAGCCGTATACGTTCGGCGTTGGTGGAGATATTTCATTAACCGACGCATCCCGATACGCCAGGCGCGATCTGCAGTCATGGCAACATCAATGGTGTATGCCTCCGTTTTGCGCGGAAAAGGATTTTCCGGCGTCCGGCACTGTACGGTTTCCTCCGCCCAGGTCACAGGGTTGATATATTTCACATCCACGCCATCAAAATCATCCTCCGACGGGACCCTGAATGACGTCTGCATTTCCTCGACGGTATCCTGAGGAGTAATGATCCCTGTCCAGCTTTTGACGCCCTCTCTCCCGACAGAAAGCAACCCGTCAGACAGCAGAAAATACCCCATGCCAGCCTCGGCTATTTTGTCGAAAATATCCTTTGCTGACGTGCCGTCACTGCTTGCCTGGTGATCAAAATATTCTCCCCTTGGCGTCCAGTAGGTAGCCTCCAGCGTACTGAGCGCCGCAATGTCGATCTGGTCGTCGCGATATCCCAGACTGCGGGCAAGATGCAGGAACGCACCGCTGATTGTCCTGTCACCACCGCCATCATAATTTCGCGTGGCGACAACACTCACACGCTTATCTGACTGCGCCGCCAGCTGGCCGCCGGTTTCAACCGTGATCCCTATTGTTGATATCCCTGCGTAGGAGGTCGGACGGGAAAGCAAACGACCTCTGAGCGCCTGCCAGAACATGCTGTCTCTCGCATTGTTGCTCCCCTGCTCGTTACGGCGGCGGCATCGAACCTCCACCAGCCCGGGAGAGGACAGATCAAAACGCTCTGTAAAACCGAGGCCATTAATGTTTTTAAGCGCGTACACCCCTGGCTTACTCGTCCACCCTGATCCGGAACCATAAACGCGATACTGGATTTCATACTCGACATGGCGGACCCGCTTATTCCCGTTGTTCTGGAACCCGCAAATTCCGTTTGGGAAAGCAAAGTTGACCTCGAAGGCATCCACAACTTCATTTTGCGGGCAGGCCAGAAAGGGGCCGAGCCAGGTTTCATTATCGTTAATACCAGACGCGGCAAAATCCACGACGGTTCTGGTCATAAAGCCTGACCAGGTGCTGTCAACGACACCGTTAACCACACGCTGTACGGACGCAGAGGGGCCATCAGTAGACGCTATCTGGTATTCGTTGCCACGGTGCGCCAGGGAAATCCGCTGGGTGCCTTCCGGCAATCCGGAAAAGGCAGTGCCAGAATCGTATGCCAGCGTCACGCTGGCTGTTACCGCAGGGCTTCCGCCGCTGGATGCTGTACCAGCTGTAAATACCGGGCTGTCGCCAAATACTGACGCAGGCAGGAATGATGACGTAATGGAACCGCCACGCCAGGGGCTGGAGATCTCCACGATACGTATCACGCCGCCATCATCCTGAGCAATGAGCCCCGAACCATTCAACCCGCCGTTAATCGCTGCGAGCAAGCCAGACATTGTGCCGTAGTTGGCGACCAGAGATATGGTATAGGTGATACCCTGCCAGGTCAGAGCAAAGGTCTGGCTGGTTGTCGTAAAGTCATACGTTGACGGCGAGGCACTGGCGCGTAATACCGCAGTCGCTCCCCCTGTTCCCGGAACGGCGTCCTGGTGAGGGGTATACGAGGCGATCTGCAGGTCATAGTCAGTACCGTTAAACGTTAGGGTGACAGGCATTCCGCTGAATGGCGCAATCTCTGACACGACGTCGCCTGTCAGCACGTTAAAACCGCCCTCGATGGATACCTGATAATTCACTGGCGCTTTCAGGGTGACAATTGCACCGGCGATCCAGCCAGGAGGAAGTTTGTTCTCATCCTCGTCTTCATCATTATCATCATCGACATCGAGGCCAGAAAACGAGACAGAGGCACCGCTGACGGTCATGGCATCAGCAACGATATCACTGGCTTCAGGGGCAGTCTGAGCCATATCGAGGCCGCTGCCGCTCGACGTTCCCCCAACTTCCGTTGAGTTGAACCATATCTCACTGCGACGATCCCCGGCCACATTATCGCCAGGCCCATAGCTGGTATATGAAAAGCCCTCGCCTAAGGTCAGCGCCGGAGTTTCTCCTACCCGAAAATCCCCACCGGTATAGGAGAAACGCCCATATCCAAGGCAGACAAACATTTCGACCGTCATTCTGGTTGGATCAGCGGGGTCGAATCGCGTTACCGGCTGTACCAGGTAATCCGGGTAGATCCGGTTTCGCCCAAAAGCCTCCCTAACGGGATCGCCAAGCTTCGCTGTGTTGGCTTTAGCCGGATTCAGATCCAGCGATGAAGCGTTACTGGATGAAAAGCCTCCCAGCTCTGGTTTAGGGGCAAAGAATAATGCATAGGCCGTAGACGCAATGGATACGGCCACCGAAACCCACGCGGCAATTTCAAGACCCGTGCCATACGGAATGGGATATATCCGCACATCGCTGTCTGGCCGCAACAAACATAACGGCCATTCTGCCGGGGGAACTGCCTGGCCGTTCAGCTCGATCACGACAGGATGAGTTTTATCCTGTGAATAGCTCGGGACATTTCTGCTCAACCACTCATGCAGCGTCAGCACACCATGCTCGTGCGTTTCAAGGGGTTCACCCGGTAGCCGGGACGGGTAAAACTTTATCGTCATTGCCAGAACTCCACGCGGTTAAAGCGGCGGATAAATCGTGCCAGTGGCAGAAACGTAACCCCCGAGCCTGGATTACATTCCGCGACCTGTAGCTGGTTATCGAGCATCACAACGATCCCGACATGGGAAACTGTTGAGCCCGAATAGCAGGCCACTCCGGCACCTTCACAGGGGTCACAACGCTTCAGCGAAAGCATCAGCTTTCTCGCCTCCCGGTCGAGGCCCCCGCCGTCTTTGGTCACACCTGCAAAATCCGGCCATTCAGGTAGCCCCAGGTCGCTGCGTATTTCATTCACAATGCCGAAGCAGTCGAGTAGCGGGTAGGCTCTACCGCCCTTCTGCCATTTAACAGAACGGTATTTATCAGGATTAAACATATTTGCCTCAGGTTAGTAACGTAAGCCCGGATGCTCGGCGAGGTTGTAACGTTTACGGGGCCAGGCTGTTTTGAGGACATTCATATAGCCTGCCGTGACCTGAACTGCTGTCGGGGTCCAGGAGCCGGATTTGATATCGAGCGTATACGGTGATGATGCCGGAGCAGACAGATCGGATGAAATGTACCGCCGGAATGTCAGCGTGGCTGATTTCATTTCATCCAGGATTTTATCGATCGCCTCAGAAACCCGTCCGTCAATATTGCTGATAGCAAACTTTAAATCCTGTGTCCCGTCGGCGTTCCTGGCTGGTAAGGCGATATCTATCGCGCTGGCTTCAAACGTCGCCGGCTGACCATTTTCCAGCATCACGGAAACGTCATCCCAGCCACTGGTTAGCCAGTAGTTATCATCGCCTGCCGATATCTGCAACGTATCGTGAATAACCTCCGATCCGCTGCTGGCATATAGTCGCTCAAGAATTGTCATGCTTCGGCCACTCTCTGTTAAGCGCAATATCCAGTAACGACTGGCCCGCCAGCCATTCCGGGTAATTTCCCCAACCAGAAGGCGGTAATGGGCGCTCCCATAATTCCAGCGTTGCGCTGTACTGCCAGTATTTTGGCGCGACCAGCGTCGGCCCTTCGTAAATATCCACGAACCTGGCTTTATAGGGCTTTACCCCGACTGGAGTCTGGAGTTTAAGATAGAACCAGGACTGGCCATCTTTAAGCGCATCCCTGAAAAACGCCTCAAACACCTGCGCCAGAGCATCAGTTTTAAAAATCCATTTAACTGATGCCTGGGTGGGTGTTGAGGTATATCGCCTTCGTTGTTGAGCGCGACCGGACGTCATCTCCGTTCGCAGTAAAGGTGATATGGGCTTAAACCCGTACCCGTCCATAAGCGGCATGGGCAGGTATTCATCCGGGTAGAAAATATCTGCCATGAATATTCCCTCCGGGCAGGTCTATCTTGGTTTTTTAGATTGGAGATTTGAATAAATAGCCCGACCGAATTTCTTCTGGGGGTTATTTACTTCGGCGGTTAAGGTGTTAACTATCCGCTGTTCCAGAGCGTCATTCCTTCGCTCAATTGCCTGCATCGTTATGTCATCCGGTTTACCGGTGAACGTACTTCGGGCATCTACGCTGACAGCAATTCGTGGCTGTGCCTGGATCTGCTTCGCAGCGTTCTGTACCGCCGGTGATTCCCGCCCAACAGCTCTGACCCCCAGCGAACCATCAGCGCCACGCGTAAGCGGCATGATGGCTTCCGGCCCGGCCTCGCCGAATACACCTGCCCCTTTCGCAAACGCAAAATATTGGGGAGTGCTGTACACGCCGTTGCTGTAGGCAGAAAGTGACGGAGAATCGTAAACGCCTCCGAGAGCGTTGAATGAAAAATTAGCTCCCGCGCTTTGAATAGCGGTACCACTACTTGCCGCACCGCTGGCACCGCCCAAAAGACTACCGAACAACCCACCCGCTCCGCCGCCAAATGACGCCATAATCGCTTTGGTGATCAACGCCTGTGTTGCCATCTGGATCAGCGTCTTAATCACCGTTTCACCCAGAGAGCTGAAGATATTCGACATACCATCTTTAAACGAAGCGGCGCCAGTCAGGACGTTTGTCAGGTTGTTGGAGATAGAGTTAGTGGTGGCATCCAGAAGCTCGCTGGTTGCAGTGGCAGCCATTGAACTCAGATCAGAAGCCTGATCGGCATAGTTCATCAGGGAATCGCTGATCCCTGCCCGCCAGTCTGACTGCTGTTCATCGGTTTTTTTGTAATACTCCTCCTGACTATCCAGGCGTTCGGCAAGCGCTGTTTTAAGCGCTTCCGTTTGCTTTTTATACAGGTCTTCGGAAATCTGCCCACGACTGAAATCACGCTGTAAATCACGCTGCTGCCTGAGAAAATCAGCGCGAATATCCGCCATTTCCTTCATTCGGTCACGGGCTTTATCCCCCTGTCCCGCACCGAGGAAATCGATATTCCCCCTTTCCCGGGCGGCAGCATTACTGTCGGCCAGACCTTCGCGGAATGTTTTTAACTGTTCAGCGATATTTTTCTGATCAATAAGCGCCGCATTGTGCAGCAACGTTTCCTTTTTGGATTTTTCAAGCGAAGATAATTCCCCCTGAGTAACCTGATATTTCATCTTTGCCAGTTCAGTGTTTTGGCTGGAAAGAGCAATTTGCTCCCGTTGCTGTTTAATCAGCCGGGTATAGGTATCTTCGGTTTTCTCCGCCTCGGTTTTCCCATGCCTTCCTTTTGGCTTGGGTTTATTTTCCTGGTTATTTCTCCATTCATTCAGGCCGTTATTAATCAACTCCTGCCGTCCGGTCTGAAACTGAGGATCGTTAGTTAACCCCAGGTCATCCGCAGCGTAACCCAGTCGTGCGCGTTCTTTGTCCTCACCTTTGAGTTTTGAAAGCGCCAGGTCACGGCGGCTTTTTTCCAGTGCAGCCGTTTGCTGGGTTGTCAGGTCTACCTGTGGTAAGCGTACTGGTGCGTTTACCAGCCCCTGCCGGGCCATGAGGAGATTATTTCCGAGCCCCAGCAGACGGTTAAATTCAGTATGCTCACCGTTCATCATTAATAACGATTGATATGCTGAATTCTGTTCTGCAGCCTGCTGCCGGATTAATGCTATTCGCCTGTTCTCTATCCCTTCCAGTACCGACTGGATCGACTCAGACTTAGCCTGCATCTGAGCTAACCTCTCCTGTTCAACGGCCAGAGCGGAAGTCGCTTCTTCAAGACCACGGGTGACCGCTTCGACCGAAGTCAGGTGGTTTATCATGAAACCACCACTGGTTGTTGGTCCGGGGTTAGACAGGACATACTGATAGCCCGCGATCTCTTCCTTCAGGCTTTTTACTTTTGATGCCTGTGCATCAACAAGACGGTTTTGCTCCTCCAGCGCCTGACGGGTTTTGGTCTCATTATCAGAAACTTCGGGCAGGGACATTGATTTTGTCTTTTCACGGACTGCATCAATGGTATTTGCATATTCCTGAGCGGATAATCTGGCCTGCTCCTGATTCTGGTACATCGTGTACCAGGCACCGGCACCAAGCAAAACCAGCCCTGGAATACCACCAACAAGGCCTAATGCCCCACCCATGAGCCGGGAACCTACAGCAGTAACCGAGTTCAGTGCAGTCTGAGCGGATACTCTGGCCTGAATATTACGGTTAAGTGACTCCTGCGCCAGTGAGAGCCGTTTTTCTGCGGCGGCCTGCGCATCTGTACCCCGCGCCGCTGCCAGAGCCTGCTGGGCACGATAAACTGCAGCACGCGCGCGAGCTGTCGAAACCTGCGTCCCTCTGACCTGGGCTTCAGCTAAAGCTACTTCACTTTTTGCGGCGTTAATAATCCCAGCCGTTGCAGAGCTGGCACCAAGAGCCATATTTCCCAAATATCGGGCTGCGCCAACGGCAACAAGCGCTCCGGCAGCAGTGGCGACCTGATCAATATTGTTGGCTACGCCATCAAGTAATCCGGTCAGGGTATTTGTGGCGCCACTCGCTTCATTAGCTCCACCGACCCATTGCATAAAAGCGTTTTCAACTTTAGTTGCCGATGATGAAACGGTCTGCGGCAATTCACCATATTCATTCCGTAGCTTACCAAGCTGGCTGATGAGGGCTGGCACTACTTTATCAATGGTTAACTGCCCCTGATCCGCCATAGATTTAAGGTCTTTACGCGCAACCCCCATCCCTGCCGCAAGCGCCCGTATAACCCTGTCGCCGCTCTCGTTGACGGCATTGAATTCTTCGCCTCTCAGCACGCCCTGCGCCAGAGCCTGGCTAAACTGAGTGATGACCGAACTGGACTCCTGAGCATTCGCGCCAGAAAGTTTTAAACCAGTAGAAATAGCCTCAGTAATATCCAGCACCTGGCTGGAGCTGTAACCATATTCCCGCATTGAGGCTGCTGAACGGGAAAATAAATTAGCGTTGTCAGAAAAAGATGTGCCCGTTTTCTGACTGATATCCATCAGCTGTTTTTGAGAGCTGGTAAAATCATCAGTTGATTGAGATGCCTGTTTTAGGCGGGCGTTTACTGAATTCCATTCATCAGCCAGAGATATTAAATGCCCCGTAGCAAAAGCACCAGCAAATGCCCCGGTTAATCCCAGTGCGGTAGCCTTTGCTGACTCCATCTGGTCAGTTAGCTCAGCAACAGAACGGCGAGTTTCCCGAACTGAAGCCGCAGCCTGCCTGCCGCCATTCTGCATTGTCTTATAATAATCAGCCCCCATACGTGACGCGCGGGCTATCTCGGTCTGGAATGACTGAGAGTTAGCAGAAACTTTAATGATAAGTTCACGCAGGGTTGCCATTTCATTTCCTCAGAAACAAAAAGCCCCACATTGTGGGGCTTTTTTATGATTTCAATATTATTAAATTAAACCAGCTTTTTTCCTTGCTTCTTCCAGATAATCTTTTTCTGGTTCCTCTTTTTTATGAGCAAGTGCAATCAGAAGATCTATTTGAGCACTTTGCTTTTCAGAGATTTCTTTAAGCATAGCGATCTGATCATTAGCTCTTACGCTTCCTCTGTTCAGGAAATACCAGATAACAAGATCAATAAGGCGAGCAAAAACAAATAATAATATCCAGCCAGTAGTAGTCATTTAAAGCACTCCGTGTGTCAAAAAAAACAACATAACACCTGTTATGAGTAGCATCCACACGAATTATTACTGGCTATGCTGACGCAGCCAGCAGCGCCGCTTCCAGCCCTGCAAAGGGATCGCCGCCGTCGTTTACCTCAATCTCTTCTGTGCTCCACTGAAGCTGAGCATCTTCAATGGTGACTTTAACGCCCTGCGCTCCGTAAACCGCAGATACCAGCTGAGCATTGAGGATATCGCCGCGAATATCGCCGATTGGGCTGATACGGTCGTACTCAGCCCACATCCTGAATTCGCCAACCGTCATGGTTTGTCGCAGTTCGCCCAGCGTGCGGCCCATCCGGAGCGCCAGCGCCATCAGGAACTGCATGCCAGGCATTTTTACTTTGCTTTAGCATCATCCGCGTCACGAATGAGATCAAGTGCCTGCTTCAACAGCCGGGAATGCACAGGGCCATAGATCGCTTCAACCTGTTCGGTGTCATCGACAGTAAAGACGGGCTGCAGGTCGGTATCCAGCAAAATATCGATGAAAAGCGTGACGTCGGCCCGCATCGTGCGGAAGGCTCGTTCTGAAGGGGTCAGTTCTGGTGCCTCCTGGGGCTCCTGCCCTTCCGGTAGTTTGGGTGGTTCCGGGCTGGCAATGCCCTGCCAGCGAATCCAGGCTTCTGCTGATGGCTCACGAATGATGACTTTGGCGTTATCCCACTCCGGAACGGAGACTTCTTTTTTACGAAAGCCCGCCATCGGTGCCAATGCCAATGCTTTAAGACTCGGTTTTGACATTAATTTTATCGCCGGTCTCCCGGCGCTCCGTTAATTGATGGTGACGGTGCAATCAGAAGAAGTGATCACAGTGCCATCGGCATCAGTAACCACGCAGGAATAAACCCCGGCATCACCGGATACAGCGCTGGCTTTCGTAAACGTTGCGCTGGTCTGGCCGCTGACCGTCGAGGTGCCCTTTTTCCAGGCGTAGGTATAAGGTGCCGTACCGCCCTGGACGACCACGCCCATGGTCAGGGCGCTTCCTGCCGCGACCGTTTGGGACGCCGGAAGGTCAGTAGCAAAAGACAGGACTCCTGGGGCGTTAATATTGGTGGGTTTACCTTTCAGACGCAGCGAGAACGTTGCAGCAACCACGCCATTGGTTTGAGAATCCCAGGTGTGCTGACGTACCTCAGCGCGCATCAGGAATCCATTACCAGACGGGAAAATAACCTTAAACCCATAAACCCCGTCGTTATCATATGCTGCACGAAGTGCATCCTGCGCCGGGTTGCGGTAGAAGTTACCGGAAAGTGACATTTCAGACGGAGCAGGAAGGCCGTTGATATTTTCCGTTTCATCCGAACAGAGCGTTGTCACGTCAATATCGTTTTTCTGACCAGCGGTAAAGCTTGCCTGTTTGATAGTGCAACTCAGGTTTAACCAGGTTGCCGTATCCAGCTCTGCCGCGGTGACCGGCACAGAGGTAATCATTACTACCGTTTTTTGGGCACGTTCAAATAGTGCTGACATCGCAGCCTCCATAAATGAAAAAACCGCCAGCGGCGGTCGGATTGGATTGGTTTTTGTCAGGCAATAACCGTTATTTCGAGGGTTGCCCGATGAAGATGGGTTGTCGTGTCGTAGCCAGGAATTTTTGTCACCTCGACAGGTGAAAGAACCTGCAGGCGAGCCAGGGCGTCCAGGCGTAACGCTCTGGCTTCGTCATTCGTTTCAGCCCATACATCAACCTGAATGCGCAGTGTCGACTCTGCCTGGCCGCAGAAAACATCCCCGGCAACATCAGTCGGTATCGAGAAAATGACATAGGGAGTGGAAACTGCAGGAAGTCCGTCGCTGCCTAGCGGCACCACATACGGATATACCCGCCCTTCTGCCAGCGACGACAGCAGGTAATAGAGATCATCCTCTGTCATTTTGATAATACCTCATCGATAGCCTGATTCATCCGCTGCATCGCCACCTGCGTAGCTTCTTCCATGCGGGTATCAAAGGCAGGGCGAACAAACGGATGTGCTGGCGCCGTAGATGTTCCCAGCTCCACGAAGCGCCAGTAAAACGCATTCCGCTTGTTGCTGGCCTTCATGGTGTTGTCGCTGTTCCCCGTTCGCGGGTTAACGCCACGAATATGCACCCCCGATGAGATTTCACCGCGACGGCGGCTTTTCTGGGTGACGACAACAACGTTTTTCTTCATTTTGCCGGTTTTCTCCGGAGCGCGATCAATAACCTCCTCGCGTAGCAATTCGGCACCAGCACGGGTCGACTCCCGGAGAACTTTATTATTTTCGGCCTTGCTGAGCGTTTGCAGATCGCGGGCAATATCCTGCAGCCCGGAAAAATCCAGATTCACATCAATCATTTTTCGGTCCCCTGTTTGCAGAGAATTTCCAGCCGGGTACCTTTAATATCCGGAACCGGAGGCCCAGTGACATTCAGGACCGCATCTTTGTATGGGCCATTCAGTACTTTCAAACGGGAAGAAGCTGAGATGTCTGTACGAAAACGCACCCAGACGCGAATGGTGGCATCAGCACGCTCAACGCCAGCGGCTAGCAGCTCCCTACCGCTGATCCCTTTAACCTCGGCCCAGATAGTTTTTCCATCAGTCCAGCTTTCTACCGGCTGGCCGGAAGGTGTTTTTGATATTGTGAAGTTCTGAATAGTGACGCGATGCCGTAATCGTCCTGCCTGCATAATTCCTCCTAGAGCGGAATATAGCGGTACGGCTCTATCAGTGATGTAAAGCCAAATGGGATGCTGGTTTTTGCTGCGTCTGACGACTCTTCTCTGTTTTCATACCAGTGCCCGACAAGCAGCATCAACGCCAGGAGAATGTCGTCAGCAATCACCAGCCCGTCAGGATCAGTTTCCGGCACTTCGTCTTCATAAAGATGGCGGTTGATGAAGTTCTCCGCCTTTCGGCGCGCAGCACCATAATAGAGCGTAAGCACCTCATCTTCCGTGGTGTCGTCGATATCAATCCGGCACTGAGCCCGTAACTTCTCAATCGTTGTGCTCATGTATTTTCCCTGGCCCGCAGCGAACTGCGGGCATAAAAAAACCGCCGGAGCGGTGGAGGTTGAAGCTGATTGTTGCCTTAGCCGCCAGATGCCGGTTTACCCACCAGCGCCTTAATCGCGCCAGTATCTTCCAGTACGCAGTCGAAGCGGTGGAAGGCCAGGAAGCCAGTCTGATCGTACTCTGCGTAGCGCTCAACCAGTCGTTTCAGCGTCATGTAAGTGACGCGACGAACGATAAAGCGGTTAAAATCGCCGAAGTAGGCAAATTTGGCACCAGCCGCGATATCAGGAATAGCCTGGTCAACGACATACGGCACCTGCAGAACAGTGGCAGGTGCGCCACCAATAATGTTCGGTAACCAGAGCGGGCGGCCCTGTCCGTCCTCCATTTCCTCCACCAGCTGCAACGTTGCATCGTTAAAGGCCCAGCGCACCTTTGGACCGTTACGGTATGCCGGGTCGACAGAGTGCTTCAGTGCGTTCAGCTCTTTCCAGGTAAAGGTGGTCGCTGCTGCGGTATTTTTGGTGCCAGTTACCGACGCAGCCAGCCCTTTAGGCTGCAGCGGGGTGCCGGTGCCGGTCCCTAATACCAGATACTTCGCTTCACCACGTCCGATGCGAGTGGCGATACGCGCGGCCAGGAACGCCTCGATATCTACGCCGCTGTCCTGGAGCAGTTCATTGGATACGCGAATGATTTTAGAGGACAGTTTTTTAGCCCCCAGCGTTGCACCGCCGAAAGACACGTCTTCTTCACTGGTTTCAGTGTTTTCGCCCAGCAGTTCACCTTCTTCAGTAGTACCGTCAGAGGTTGCCCAGTCAATGTCCTGGCCGTTGGCGGTATTCAGAATTTGCGCCACACTGGCAATTCCACCGTAATCTTTCAGTGCTTCGACGATCTTATTTCGGAACTGGGTTGGTACGGTGTAACCCCCTTTTTCATCCGGCGTCGTGCCCTGAGCACGCAGCTCCTTTAAAGCCTGGCGTTCTTCAGCGCTCATCTCGCCAAGACCACGGCGCAAAAACGCATTAAACGCCGCAGCACGGCGTTCGTTAGCCTGTGCTTCCGGGTTTGCTGGATCACGATTCTGCTGCTGGCGCTGTTCCGGCTCGTTTTCGTGGATATAGTCCTGATCCTGGCGGCGCAGTTCCTCTTCGCGTGCAATACGCTCATCAAGGGCGTCAAGCTCCGATTTTGCAGCGTTCCACTGAGTACGCTGCTCATCGGTCCAGGGTGTATCACCAATTTTGTCATGCAGGGCACGCATATCTTTGGCGATGATGTTACGTTTTTGCTTCATTTCATGCAGTTTCATGATTTTTCCTTACGCGTTAAGAAGGGTCAGCAGGCGCTCACGCGCCATTCGTTGATTAATGGCGTTCTTTAGCGCACCGCTGTCGCGCGCCTCCTGCCAGGCTTTCATCGATCGGACGCCGGAGTCGGCCTCCTGATATGCGGGATAAGTCACCGGACTGACATCAAACAGCCGGGAAAACTTCGATATTTCACGAATAACGATCCCTTCATCGTCCTGGTACCAATTTTCACCGTCATGGGATACCCGGAAGGCAAAAGATGACTGGTTAATGTCACCGCGCATCATCGGCGCCAGCACCAGATCGCGGATAGTTTGCGTATCCGGCGCTGTAATGTCGTAACGCAGGCCGCGCTCATCGACAGACAGGGATAGCGTCCCGGCAGCGCTCCGTCCGAGAATAAAGTTGGGGTCATGGTTAAACAGCCCGCGGACATCATCATTCAGCACATCGTCAAATGCTCCGGGCTTGATGATTTCACGGAATCCCCATAGGGGTTCAGAACGGCTGTTGAACACCGAGCCATAGCCCAGAATGCGGGTAGGTTCATCGGTGCGTTGCTCGGCTCTGACCTCCCCGCTGTAACAGCGCGTTTCACGGTCATTCATTGGGCTTTTCCTCGTCGGTTTTAGGTGCCTTAAAATCGTCTGCGGGGTTCGCGGCGTTAACGCTCACCAGCATTTCATCCAGGCCATCTACCGGATTCATGTCTTCGAAGGCTCGCGCTTCATTGCGGCTCATCCAGCCATCAGTGATCGCAAAGTGGTAGAACTGAGCACGTTCCTGCGGGGTCCCGCGTAGCAGGCCTGTCAGGTTAAACCTGACGTAATATCCGGCGGCCAGTTCAGCACGGGTGAACAGGCGGCGATTGAGTTCCTGTTCCCAGTTCGTTACCCACGGCATGATCGTGTAGCGGACAAACTGAATGGCCTGCTGCGTAATATTTGAGAAAGTGGCTTTTTCGAGATCGTTAATCATGTGCGCCGGAACATTAAATATCCCGGCAATCATCGACCGGTTCAGCTTCGACATATCAATGATCTGGGCATCAACCGGGGAAACGGTGAGCGCTTTGTAATCCAGCTCTGCCGGGAGAAGCATTGTTTTATTCTCCTGGCTGCGCAAAGCAGCTGTAGCTTTTTGCCACATGCTTTTTAAACGCCCCCAGCTTTCTTCATTCAGCTGGTTTTTCACCGAAATAATGCCAGCGGGTCGCGCATTACCGTTGAAGAATGAACTGGTATAAGCCTGCCCGCTCATTCCCATACCTATCGTCTCGGCATGCTGCATAATTGGGCTAAGCCCCATTTTCTGGTTGTTACCCAGCGCCCGGATATGCACCATATCATCGGGATTGACGGCAAACGCCCCCTCTTCGTTGTAAACGCCATAGGTATACCGACCACCCGTGTTAAGCAGTGTCGTTTCCCAGGGCATGCAGCATTCCAGCCCGGAAACTTCACCACGACGGGAACGCTTCACCCAGGTGTAACCATTCCCCCATCCCAAAATATGACGCTGTTTTAACTCACGCCACTTATAGCTGGTCTGCCACATATTCGGCTCATCGTGAACCAGGTAAAACACGGGGTGATCGCGGGCAGCTTCAACCTTGTTATTTGTTTTCCGCATAACATGCAGTGGCATCTGAGCGATATTCGAAGAGATAACGTAAATACAGGCATACACCGCAGCCAGCTTCATCGCCGTTTCCGGGCTGACAAATACGTCTCTGGCAAACACGTTATCGGTTTCTGCCGACTCACTCGTGATCGGCGTGGCCGGGTTTTCCAGTGGTTCACTGCGAAAAAGAGCATCAAGCAGCATTATTCCCCCTCATTGCCGCTAACAGCGCATAAATGAGTAGCAGGGTTCCCGACATCATCAGAGACATCGCCAGCCCGAACTGGAGATACACGCCTGCAGCAAGCGAACTGAACCCGGTAAGCCCGATAACATCAGTGATTAGAGTTTTCATAGAAGTAAAAGGTCTTCGTCAGGATCGATAGTGGACAGGAAGTCAACTTCACCACCACCGTTAACAAGCAAGCGACTCATCGCAATAAACATAGCGACAGGACCGTCAATTTTGTTTTCAGGCGTGGCCTTGTTGGGGAAAATATTCTCGTTTTTGTCTGGTTTGACGGTGACGTTTGACATCATCCATGTCATCACCGGATTGCCATCGTGATGAAAACGCCCGGCGTAAATTTTCGCCTCTACCTCCTTCATTGCTTCAGACAGGTTTTTAACCGTCTGAGGGACTTCAACAATCGGTACACCTTCAGCTGCTACCGACAAAGCAAACTGAGTGGCACTCCACGGGTCGTATGCAAACTCGTTCAGCGAGTCACCTCGCGCCCATTCGATCGTTTCCTCTTTAATTACTGCATGGTCAACGACATCGCCATCGGTAAACTCAAGGAATCCAGCGAGATTCCATTTTCTGTAAAGGTCCGCCTGCTGCTTGGAACAGGCTTCCAGCCGACCTTCAGGTATCCAGAATCTGGAGCGGACATAAACATCGCCATTTGGAGCAAGCCAGACTTTAACTGCAGCTGAAATATCAATTTTGTTGGAAAGGTCAACGCCGAGCCACATTGACCAGTTGGCCGAAGTGGAGTCGTCCCAGTCGTCACGGCATTTTTCCCAGCGCGCCATATCCATCCATGCTTTTTCACCCTGCACCCAGATATTGAGGTGCTTGGTAAAAAAACCGACACGCGCCGCCACCTGCTCTTTCGCCTTTTTAGCCAGGCGGCGCATATCGTCCCAACGCTTACATATCCCCAGGCCGGGATTTGCTTTCGGCCAGTTTGCCTCGTCGAAAGGATCGTCCCCCTCATCCAGGGTATAAATCAGCGCAAAATAGCTGTCATCCTTAATTGAAAGTGGGTCAGGGTTATCAAAGTTCTTCAGAACCTTAATTGCATAATCACGTTGCTCGTAGCAGATACCTTCTTTATTAAAACCAGCAGTAGTGATTGCAAAAATAAGGGACTGCAGGCGCGCCCCGGTCGCTGTTTCCAGAACTTCCCAGACGTCACGGGTTTTATGTGCGTGCAGCTCATCAACGATCCCGCAGTGAATATTAAGGCCGTCGAGGTTATTCGCATCACTGGCTACAGGTTCGAATTTTGAACCCGTCCGCTCCTGGTGAATATTCAACTTATTACTACCAAACAACCGGCCCAGTGTTTTCGGAGCCAGCTTAATCATGCGCTTCGCATCATCAAACACGATGCGGGCCTGATCCCTGGTTGTTGCTGCGGAATAAACCTCAGAACCACCCTCACCGTCGGCACCAGTCATATAAAGCCCGATGCCAGACGAAAGCGTTGATTTTGCATTTTTACGCGCTACTTCGTCATAGGCGGTACGAAAGCGACGCACAAACATGGGGTCGCCATCGTCGTCAAGAATGCTCTCAAACGTTATTTCATCTATTAGCGGGACGACAAACCCGAAAAGGTTAATCAGGATGAAGGTGTGCCAGTCCATCAACTCGATCGGCTTGCCGGTCAAGTGCCCCTTCACATGGGGGACAAAGTTATAAAAATCGAGAACGTGCTGGGCGCGGCCTTCATCAAAATAAACACCGCGCTCCGGGCCGTGCTCTAAATCATGAAAGAACCGCTGGCACGCAAGACGCACCAGTTCGCCAGCAACGATATCGCCAGATACCACGCGCTCGGCGTAGCGGAATCCATCTGCAACGGTTGCCATTCATCATTTGCGCTTTTTAAGAAATTCTTCCAGTGGGTCGGCTTCTGCCGGGCCTTTTGCACCAACCTTTGATCGGCTGGCAGGTGTCATGCCGAATTCACTCAGCATCGCTCTGATCCGTTTCCACGCGTCAGCCTTCATGACTGCTGCAGGGTGCGGTTTGATCATTCTGATTTCCCGCTCCCCTCCTTCGTCTGAATCATCTTCGCTGTAGACGGCATAGGTGTAACCTTCACGATCAAGCGTGTCGCAGTGATGCCGGTATTCAACATAGGCTTCTATCAACAACTCCAGCGCTTTAGCATCCAGCGTGGTCAACACGCCGACGGCATCAAGTTCCTCACCAATACGCTTGAACCAGTACTTACCCTGTTTATCGAAATGTTTCGGTATTGGGGGGACCCCTGACGGGGGTTTTGGCTCGTTCTTATTGATCGGGCGCTTGGATGGGTTCCCCTTCACTAAAGCCAGATGTGTCGGGGTTTTCGGTGGTCCTGGCATAATCGAAAACTCCTATTAATCATTGGATGGGGGACCCCAAAAAAAAGTTTTCTAACCTGCGGCGGTGTGAAAAAAGGTTAGGCGGCGGTCCTTTGGGCGGCCGCCCGTAGGGATTTGATCCCCCCCCGGCCTATTTGACATTCATTCTCATTTGCAACATTTGATTTCATTCAAAATCATTTCAAATGCAACTAATCGAGATGAAAGTCATCATTCAGGGTATGCCGACGCCCGGCGGTCGCATTGCGCGGGCAGGCGCTGGAGTTGTGCCCTGACTGACCGCAGTAGCCGCAGCGCAGGTTTGCACGTCGCGAGGAACCACCCCACGTCTTAGGGCAATTTGCGACAGTGTGCATCTTTGAGCCGCAATAGGTGCAGCGCGTGTAACTCATCGCGTTCTCTCCGTGGCTGTCTTGTGACGATGGCAGGGCCAGCACAGGCTTTCGAGGTTCGAATCGTCATCGGTACCCCCATGAGCCTTGGCCTTGATGTGGTCAACCGTCTTTGCTGCGACAGCTCGCCCGCTGCGAAGGCAGTTCTGGCACAAATGGTTGTCGCGTTTCAGGATGCGCGCACGCCTGATATCCCACTGGCTACCGTAGCCACGCTCGTGGCGACTCTTTCCCTGTTGATGCTGTTGCCAGCCTTCATTGCGGTGCTTTTCGCAGTAGCCTGAGCGGTCGGTTGTTGTGCCTGCGCATCCACGCTTACGGCATGCACGGGGAATTAGTGCGGGCATCCTTATCATCTCCAATTAAAAAGCCACCGTTTAAAAGGTGGCTTTCATAAATTACAAAGGGATTCTATAGAAGGTTTTGCTTTGCCATTCTTAGCTTATGTTCGAGATTTCTTATTGTTATCCCTAGCTCATTAACTTTCTGCTTGGTGTATCGATCTGAATATATCCAGTAGTCTGATTTCCTCTCACATATTTCAGACAAATCAGGAGCAATATCTTGAAATAAGAGGCCGACACGCTTCCACTCCTTTGCAAGTTCAAGCTCCCTTTGAGTATCTTTAACCCCTTTATGTGAGAAATCTCTCAGGTAGGCCTGATTATCTATCAATAAATTTGATAGTGCTTCTAACTTGGATATTGTTAGCTCTCGTTTCTGTTTGGACCATGATAAATAGCATTCCCATAATCCAGTAATAGTAGCGCTTATATATTCGCCCATGTTTAACGACCTGGTTGTATGCAAGTAGTTAAACATTATCACAGGCACTCATTGAATGCCTGCTGTAATGTCTTAGCCCGCCTGCTCAGCGCCGGTATCAAACAGCGCCAGCGCTTCAGTTGCTTCCTGAATCGCCTTACGCGTCTTAGAGACAATCTCGCTTTCCGTGTAAACACGATCAAAGGAGTCTGCGAACAACTCAGACTTCAGATAGCTGTCGCCAACCCAGTCAATTGCCAGCTTGGCCGCTGCGGTGTCGTAGTTAACTTTCTTGATGATATCCAGGCGGATTTGCTCGGATGCAGTGATTTCTGACATGTCTTACCTCTGTGCGATGTGGGGAGCATTATCGAAGCCACTAATAGAGTGGCTTCTGTAATATCCTCACATGGGGATGAAGGCTGATTTATCCCTTAGTGGGGTTAAGGTTCGGGCAGTTGGCCTGCACTGCTTTGTTGTGCGTCAGAATGTCGCGCTTGGTCTGTTGGTCCAGCACGTCAATATCGTGGTCAGTAAGGTAGATGATCCGCACCCAACTGCAGGCCGTATCAACGACTACCGGGGCGGGTAAATTTTTCGCGCAGCTCGCGATCAACATAGTCATCGCCCATACGCTTAACGTCTTCCTGTACATCACTGGCCCCTTTCGTGACTTCAGCACGGCGTTCTGCCGCGGCGACAGTAGCAACGGCGTTCTCTTCGGTACGCTGCTGATCGGCTTTGGCTTCTGCCTTGCTGGTCCCGCGTGCATGACCGATGCCGAACGCACCAGCGATAGCACCCAGGATGACAACCACCAGCCCCGCGATAATTTCAAAGCTCATTGCTGCGGCTCCTTCAGTTCGTCGGCCTTTTCTTTCAATGCTGGCTGGCGTACGTATTGCGATAGCACGGCCAGCACCACCAGCACAGGGCTAATCAGTGCCACAATGTTTGGCGGCAGGATGTTTTTGATATCCGGCGGCAGCACAGCCCAGGCGTGCAGCGCAGCATCCGGGAACGACTGCGCCCACATGCCAACCAGCGCGCCGATAGCACCCAGCTTTACAGACCACGTTTTCTGCAGCAGGCTGGCATGGCCAACAAACTCCAGCCGGGTATATTTGCGCAGAAGTAACAGAACGAGCACAGCCACCAGCACGAGCAAAGCGAATATGATCATCTTCATAGCACGCGCTCCTTAACCCAGCCGTAGAGAAAATCCTCGTTGGCTTCGCGGCCCTCAGCAAGTTCGAGGTATCTGGCACCCTGGCTGCAGTTCAGCGCGCGCAACAGAACCTGTTCACCCTCTTTCCCGCGGGCTGAAAGATATCCCTTAAGCGCGGTGATGGTTCGGGGTCCAATCGCGCCATCCGGGATAAGGTCGGGATAAAGCTTCCCGCGCATATTCATTGCCGTCAGCCAGCGCTGAAAGAACTTACTGGCGACGCTGGGCCCCATGTTCACGCCAGTGTCACAAAGCTCATCTGCCAGTAACGTAGACAAACTCGCCACCTGGTCGAACCGGGGGCCGGTCCAGTAATCGCTCAGCAGGATTTGCTTTGCGGTTTCCCTGGGCAGGTTTCGCATATCACCGGTGTAGCCATGTGCACGGGCGGTGGTTTGGGTGATGCCCCAGCGGGTTGGCCCGCCTTTATCCGATGGATGATCGACATAACCACCCTCTTTGCCGAGGATCCCCTCGATAATTTGATCTGCTGTCATGGTTAAGCCTTGTTATCGCCGCCACCGATACCGAATCGGCTGCCAAGATATTTCATTGCAAACGCCCTGATGGCGTCTACGCCTACGAACCCCACCCCACCGCCAATGGTGATTGAGAGAGATTTGGGGAAGTCGAAGTATTCAAGCCCCGATGCGAATGTCAGCGTTAGCGCCCCACACAGAAGCCCCTCAAGAAACATCTTTTTCCAGCCACCGCCGCTATAGGCGATACGTAGACCCGCCATAACAACTGAGAGCAGCACGGCCCCCAGCGGCGTATCTCCGCGCCACCAGCTCTGCAGCAACTCCAGCAGATCAGGCCAGTTATTCGGGTTAGTTGGCATTTTCATAGTCTCCACCTCCGGGTTAACGGGGTGCTGTGTGTTTGAAAAGGGTCAGGCCCATCGGGCTGATTTAACAACGAGCCGTATCGAAGATGGTTCCCGTGAGCCTGAAATGAAAAAGGCCGCGCAATAGCGCAGCCTGTAATTGTCACGGGTAAAATTTTTAATCGTCGCTCGTTGGACGCTAACCCACTTTTGACAACGCGCCCATCCAGAGCGCGGCCTCAATGGAGGTCTTACGGTCGGCCAACTTTTCAGTCGCCAGAAACAAAAAACCCCGCCGAAGCGAGGTTTAATGTCGTGTAGGCGTAATATCCCACGATTGAAAGCATACAGGACACATTTATGCAAAGTCAACATTAACGTGCAAAAAAGTGTCGACATTTGCTCCGATCATATTAGTAAGTTGTCGCCTTTTCGAATTCTACCGCCGCTTGTCGTTCACCCTGACGCAGCGTGTCCACCAGCCCCTCATAGAACGGTTTCCAGTTGCGTGACCACGAAGACTGATGGAGATCCGGGAGACGCTTCAGTATGGCGCGGTGTACCGTCGCTGAGGGTACAACTGAGAAGCCATTACCAGAACAGCGTTCACATGTTTTAAAAACCGGTGCGCCAAGTTCTTTGGTCGCCTTGCGATCTAACACCTCCCCTTTACCACCACACCTGCATCGCGCATGGATCACTTTCTTTCCTCCGCACACTCCACAGACCCTTTTTACCAGTTCATTTTTAATCTTTGGGGCCATCACTTCGACACCGTCTGAATCGAAAATACCCGGGTGCTTAATTACATCTTCATGCCGGGAAATAAACCCGGTACCGCTGCAGCTGTGACACGTTGCGCTGGTGGCCGCCGAACGTGAGTATTCCGCAAAGGCATATTGCGCCAGCGTCAACATGCAGGCTCCGAGCTTGTCACCAGCAGCTTTTCGGACATTTTTAGGAGCGTTTTTGATGGCAAACTGCGCCAGCGCCTGAACTGCGAGCTGTTCATCCGTTTTGCTGATGCCAGCCTTACCGAAGAACGCCGCCAGCCCGAAGCGCGCCCGGCTGCTGGTCACCCCGATCCCGGTCATAACGTCGGTGCCGTTCAGGCGATTCGGCGATGTGCTTTTCACGTCGTCGCTGATATGCATGCCCTGCGGGCTGAAATGCTTTAACGATGCTTCCAGTTTCATGCGGTCACCTTCTTAAAAAAGACCTGCTCACGAACCTGATCACCGTTCATGAGAAAATCATTGAAATCCCCGTTATCCGGCCAGCGGATGCAAACTTTAACGAGGTCGTTTTTTGCCATCAGGTTTGCATGAGCGCATTCGAACGCCGCGGCATGCCCGGTAGCTGAGTGTTTGTCCGTGTCAGCAAAAATGATGAGAATCTTCACTCCAGCCGGTACGCGGAATTTCTTCATGAAGCCGCTGTTAATCACCGCCCAGGTATTGACGCCATAAACCTGATGGCAGGAAAGCGCCGTCTCGATGCCTTCACCAATTCCGAGGGTTGTTGATACGGGAAACATGCGGATGGCCACCGAACGGGCATGATCCAGATAGTTATCTTCCTGCAGCGATTTAAGCTTTCTGGCGCTTACGCCGATCTGTGCTTTCTTATCGCCATCAAGAAGCGTCTGATGCAGGTAACACAATTCCCCTTTATCATCCGTAGCCAGGGCATAAAGGGACTGGAACACCTTTCCTGCATGCCGCTGCCTGTCATTGAATCGCACAGCTTCAACGGGTAAGCGAGTAATGCCGCGGTTAAGAAGATAATCGGCGGCGCTGGTCCCCTTCAGGGCCACCAGCTTCGAAAATTTTCTGATGACCTTTTTCCGCAGATTCGACGCATCGCTGGTTACCGGTACATCGATGCGCCGGAAGGTATTGCCAATCAGCTGATCCACTTCCGCACAAATGGCCGAGAAGCTTTTTTGCAAGGTCTGGGTAAGCAGTTTCATCCCGTCGCCACTACCACATACGCAAATCCATGTACCTTGCCCGTCTCGATCATCGACGCGGAATTTCCCCCTGGCGCCGCATACCGGGCACTCCCCTTTAAAATGATTTTTCCCGGTGATCGGCGGCAGCCCGTAATGCTCAAAAATCATGGGCCAGTGGCCCTTTGCGGCTTCAGCCGTTTTCATGCGGTCTTTCTCCCTAAATTACTGTGAATTTCGTTTATGGCCTGTTGTGCGAAGTTGATGCGCTCTGCCTCTGTCTTCAGCTCAGAATTGCCTGTCTGTTCTTTGTCACGCTGGCGCGCTTTTGCGAACGCGATTTGCTTATGCTTGATGTAATTGGCGACTACTGGTGTAACCTCCATCGGGAAATCGCTTAACCCGTTCGGCCACTCGCCGAACTTGTCGCGGAAGGTGTGCGAGCACCAGCCATCACTAACGGGGCTCCCCATTGATTCGCGCTGACGCTGATAGAATTTGATCTGGCTCCACCAGGATTGTTTTTCGGCTTTGGTATGAACCTGTTCGCCCTTTTTCAGCTTCTTGATGTTCCGGCCTGTATCGGTTTCAACGTCCTGTCCCGCTAACGGTTTAAAGCCGCATTTCGGGCAGACATAAACACCTGCTGGTTTCATGAAGTGGCATTCAGGACATTCTTTCGGCAGCTTCTCTTCGCGTTCCTCAGCTGTGCGTCCGGCGGATTCTTTCATGCCGTCACTTTTTGCAGGCAGATCGTCGTACTCGATCGAGTCAGGGAACCCGAGGCGGTGAACAGTTCCGCTATGGTCAAAAATCAGGCAGGCATCTTTCCCGGGTGCAGTGCGTAGTCCGCGCCCCAGCGCCTGCAGCCAGCGAATTTCGCTTTTTGTTGGCCGGGCGTAGATGATGCAACGAACATCGCTATCGAATCCGGCCACCAGCACACCCACACTGACGATTATTTTTGTGGCGCCAGTCTCGAAGCGGTGGATCATCACCTGCCGTTCTTCATGAGGGGTTTCCGCGACCATAACCTCAGCGTTAATACCCGCCTTGTTAAACTGCATGGTCACAAAGTTTGCGTGGGCCTTGTTGACGCAGAACGCCACCGTAGGTAGGTCACGACCATGACGCAGCCAGTTATCGACGATATCGCCCACCAGATCAGAACCGCACATAATTTCCGCCAGCTGGGATTCATCGTAATCAGTGCCGAACTCCTGAGAGGATTTCGTTTTTACACCGCTCAAATCCGGTTTTGTTGGGGCGAAAAATTCGTATTTACTTAGGTCGCCGCGTTGGATCAATTCGCCGATCGTCGTTGGCTTAATCAGGTGTTGATAGTAATGGCCCAGGAATGGCGCAAACGGGGTACCAGATAAACCGATAACCTTCGCTTTTTTCTCCGTGGTGATCCGTTCGATTTCTTTCAGGATGCGGCGTTTACGCAGGTGCGCTTCATCGACAATAAGCAGATCGATGTTTTTTGGAAATTCACGCCTGATTAGCGTGTCAGCGCTCGCAATCTGGATCAGCCGATTAGGGTCGTAGTTCGGGTGATCACGCCAGGTAAAACTAATCTGGTCTTCCGGCAACCCGTATTCCGTAAAGCGCTGGGCAGTTTGGTTAATCAGGATCGTATACGGGGCGACAAACAGAACACGCATACCACGGCTGACCAGACCGGCAGCGATAAACGCAGCCAGCCCAGTTTTCCCGCTTCCGGTCGGTGCGTACACCATGAAGGAATCGTGCGCCTTCCAAGTACGCCGCAGCATGTTAAGCCCGCGTTCCTGTGCAAAGTTCGGTGTGATGTTAAGCATTGTCAGCCCTTTTGAGTTCTACTCTTCCAGGAAGAACCTTCCTGACCTCTTATCGTGATACCGCGTACCAGTTTGCTAGTGCGCAGCTCTTTTATGGCTCTGCCTTCAAGATCGGTACCTACCTAACCCATGTACCTGTCTGTTGGAAAAGGACTCTATTCCTGCCCTAACTCCCAACCCCCCCCAAACCCCCCCTTCCCTCTTCCCCATCCTGTGTACTCGCAAGCTGGTACGAAGAACAAAAAACAGTCAAGGATGGTTCCCAGCCGTCACCAGGCACCTTTAAGCCCGTTGACCAACGGATCGTTACTGTGATCCGGCCAGGGGTGGCTGGGTCGTGTAACCCTGCAGTGCGCGTCCGTGTGCATCCACGAACCTGCGAAGCCTTACATTGGCTTCATGCCTTGCCCGATTCTCCTGTCGGAATGAAACGGGCTCGGCGTTAAACTCAATTTCGTAAACCTCTGAATACTTCAGGGCAATTTTCCGGCGCAGCGACGAAGGCAATCTCAATAACTGCTCCTGAATCCACTGAGCATCCGCCTGGCAGTAAAGCGCTGGCATTTCAACCCTGACGAAATCCTGTTGCATGGCTTACTCTGCCCGCTTCGCAATGAGGTAATAAATCCCGCTTATTGGGTCGTACCTGATGCTGCGTGGCAGCAGCTTCAGGAAGTAGCGCGGATCAGGCATTGCGGTAGATTGTCGAACCATGTCACAACCCCTGGTTTGGATGTGGGAATAGTTCTGGCAAGTCAGGCCTGATTTCATATGCCGCCACTTGACCATTAGCAGCAGCCACAATTTTCAATACATGCTCTGCCTTAACTCTTTTCCCATGGCGCCATTTCCATACCGTTGCTTGCGACACACCACACTGTTTTGCAAGCGCTCCCTGACTTCCGGTACATCTGATTGCTTTATCAATAGGCTCAGAAATCATAAAACCCCCTTAGTAATTAAATATTACTTTAGCGATTGAGCGGGTAAAGCTCAAGCCTAATAATTACTTTTTGACTTATCGTGTTTGGTGAGTTAAGTTTTTAACAACTTTTGGAGTAACCAACATGTCGAAAACAACGTTTGCTGAAAGATTGGTTGAATCAATGAGGGCTGCTGGCTTTACCCAAGCCTCCCTTGCTGCTGCCGTAGGAATGTCGCAGTCCAGTATCTGGAAACTAACTTCTGGAGCGGCCTCAGGCTCGCGGAAAACTGTAGAGTTAGCAAAAGCACTACATGTTAGGCCTGAATGGCTCGCCTCAGGTGAGCTGCCCATGAGTGATAGTGAATCCAATGATCTCCCAACCGTCTACAGACAACAAAGACCTGTTGATCCTGGAATTTACAGAGTCGATTTACTTGATGTTCAAGTGAGCGCTGGTCCTGGAGTATACCTATCTTCTGAGTTTATAGAGACAGTACAAGCAATTGAATTTACAGAAGAATATGCAAGAAGCATGTTTGGAAGTCGTCCAGCATCATCCATCAAGGTGATCACCGTGCGTGGTGATAGCATGGAAGGTACGATTGATCCAGGTGATTACATTTTCGTGGATACCTCAGTAAATCACTTTGAAGGTGATGGTATTTATGTTTTCGTGTTTGGCAAAACGATTCATATCAAACGCCTGCAAATGCAGAAGAATAGCCTTGTCGTTCTGTCAGATAACAAGCTCTACAGCCCTTGGGAAATAGACGCATGTGACGAAGATCAGTTTCATGTTTTAGCTAAAGTACTAGTCAAACAGTCGGCGGCCTTTAAACGATTCGCATAACTCTAAACACAGAAGAAAAGACCGCTTAGGCGGTCTTTTTTTTGCTTACTAAACAATAAAATACCTAAGCGATAAAAAATAAATTACTTTAGTCATTGACTATCGCATGAATCCGATCCATCCTAATTACAACTTAAGTAATTCAGCGGAGCGATTATCATGGCAACTAAAAACTTCATTCAATTAGTAGATATTCCAGACTACCGTTTTGATAAGCGTGCGACTGATATCGATTATGATGGTATCGCGTGCGACTGCGACTCTAAAACAATTTCAATATTAAATGCCATAAATCATATCAGCCTTAATGTTTTCTCTCTTGTGGAAGAGAGCCAGGTTGATAAAGAAAAAATAGCTGACCTTTCCTGTATTATTGCCGACCTTGCAGAACTGGCAATTGCTACAAATAAAATCTCTCAATCTGCATCATACCTTTCTGGTTTAAAAGGTGACAATAATGGCGCATGAAATTTCATTAGAGCAGGCGGTAGAGAAAGCTCATCAAGCAGAGATAATTTGCCGCATGATGGAGGTATACCCTAATAAAATGGATTGTACCGAAATTGAGGCCTTATCTTCGCTGCTCAGAACTCTTACTGGTGATGTATGCGCCTGGCTTATCGAAGAGCAAGCAATAAAAACAATAAGTAAAACAACACCAAACCATTTAATTTCAGATTAATTTCTGCGTGGCTTCATATTCATTATTCAGGAGAGCGCCGTGAAAAATAAAGATGCCTTTAACACAGCAAAAATGATGTGTAGTGCAGGCTATTGGGATATCGCGATTTTATTTTTAAAAAAAGCTTATGGGAGATAATCATGGGTATGCAGCGCCGCCAAGATATTCAGTGCGTCACCATTAAGGATGAGCAACTTAACTTCCTTATGCAGACAATTTTCACACATCACAAGGAATTTGACTGCCATCAACTTGATGGGGTTTTAGGTCTTGCATATGACCTTGCTGGCGAAGTCTATTCATGGATGGAAAAAGAGGAAAAGATTGTACAGCAAAATGAAGATCACAAAAGAAGGGGTAATTAGATGAGTAATTTAATTCCTACCTATCGCCGACGAATTTTAAAAGCAGCCTTGTTACGCCACCAGCGGAAAACAGGAAGTAACTTACTTGTTATTAAGCTTAACAAGGGTGGGATTAGTACTATCGAATTAACTGAGATTCTTTTTGATGGATTGCTGCGGAAATTCGAGCGACTGGCAATCGGTGAGTACGGAAATATGGAAGGCGTGAAAGCTCTTAAGGGAATTTACAGCAACTCTGTTGATGTTAATGGCAGCGGCGAATTCCTCACAGAAAGCGGGAAAGAGTTAGTCGACGAGCTTGTTTCTGAACTGGTGGAGTTCGTCAAAAAGCAGAAACCAGTTACGGCGGAGCCCAGCAATGAATAACCAACAAACAATGCTCTATCAAGGAATAAACATCCCCCGTCCAGTATTGAACGTGGATCTGCATGTCCTCCCTGATTTTACCGGAAGGGTTGTCCTGCACATTCAAAACGGGAAGGTGATTTGCGACCGCAGACTGCTTGACGACGAACATATTTGTTCACTGAAGACGTTTATTGAAATGGCGCGCGACGCGGGTCTGAGGATCGAGGAGGAAGCTGGTGGCACTGACAGCAATACGCATTCCTGAGCGGGTACACCTGCAGGCGTTGCAGGTCCTGCTGCGGTATCGGCGCCGGCGGATATTCCCGCGGCGAATGCGCCGCACCGGCTACCTCAGCCTGAAGGTTAACCCACGTTGGCGGCTGTTATCGAAAGACGATGGCCGGCACTGGGAAGTTATGAGTCATGAAACCTATAACCGGGAGAAAGACAAATGATTGACAACAGAACTGTCAGCGCCATTGACCAGGCGTTGCAAAAGCACCCTACGCCAGTTGGTTACCTGTTCGCCGCGATCCGCCACGGACGCATGAAGCGGTGCTTCAGCCGCGGTACCGCTATTAGCTGGCTGGCCCACTTTCTGACGTCGCATGCTTTCGCCCGATCCGGCTTTACGCAACGTTACCCGGATGTACAGGTAGTCCATCCGCTGAAACCTGAGTTGACTCACTGGCAACGTGGCGCCGTCACCACTGAGTATTTCAACGCCCACAAGCGCACCGTTCGCCGGCTGCGCCGCATCCTCGCCCGCAAACGAGAAATGCAGAAGTGGTGCGAAAAGTGGGATGCCATGCACGACCGCTACGTGAAAGAGCGTGCCGACCTTCAGGCTGGTAAGCCTGCCGGTGTACGTGAAGGTGGCTGCCTATGAGTACCTATATCCGCATCGTTCTGGCTCTGGTGATAGCCGCCAGCGTTTACGGGTTATTTGTGCCAATCCTCATTTCAATGAAGGACACGGTAGCCGTCGCATCCGGCGTTGCACTGGCGTTTCTGACCCCGCCATGCATCTACGCAATTTTTAAGGGTCTCGTTATTCCCAAGGAAAAGAAATGAAAAAAATCGTTATGGCATCCCTTCTCGCTCTTACTGCTGTCGGTCTGGTGGGTTGCGATCGCGTTGAGCCCGGCAATGTGGGCATCAAGGTAAATAAACTTGGTGACGATAAAGGCGTCGGTGAAGTCGTCGGAGTCGGGCGCTACTGGACCGGCTGGAATACCGAGGTTTATATCTTCCCGACTTTCAAGCAGATGAAAACGTATGAAGACGCTTTCAACTTCCAGATGAGCGATGGCACCACCATCGGCTACCACATCGGGGTCGCGTACAAGGTTGATCCGACCAAAGTTACAACTGTTTTTCAGACCTACCGTAAAGGCGTGGACGACATCACCGACACCGATCTGCGGCAGAAAATTGCTGACGCCCTTAATCGTCTCGCAAGCCGGATGAGCACCGATAAATTCATTGACGGCGGGAAGGCTGAGCTGCTTGAAAACGCACTGAAAGAGATCCAGTCCGATATGGGGCCGGTTGGTATCCAAGTGATCAGCCTTTCTTACGTCGGCCGTCCGGAATACCCGCCGACAGTGATCGAAAGCATCAACGCCAAAGTTACGGCCAATCAGAAAACACTGCAGCGTGAACAGGAAGTTAAACAACGTGAAGCTGAAGCCAACATGTTGCGAGCCGAAGCCGATGGACAGGCGGATGCAAAGCTGAAACTGGCTGAAGCAGAAGCAAAGTCTATCCAGATCCGTGGGCAGGCCATGCGTGAGAACCCTGAAGTACTGCAACTGGAGGCCATCAACAAATGGAATGGCACCCTGCCCCAGTACATGACCAGCGGAACAAACACCCCGTTTATCCAGGTTAAATGATCCACCAGCCCGGCGACAAGCCGGGCACATATGAGAGGTTCGCAATGCTTCAGAATATGCTTAACCCGGAACCAACCTCAACAGGGATCCGGTCTGGAAACCGGGTGATTGGTTACTCTGCTGCCATTCGCCTGCTGGATAACGGTCGCTATGACAAACACCTCGCCGAAGGAATGGAGATTCTGGCCTGCATCATGGAAGCGGTAGAAAGCGGCTGGATCACGCTTAACATCGAGAAGCAAATCATCGTCTGGCGCTGGTTGCTTGCCGCAGTATTCATTACTGAGGAGCGGGAGAAGAATGGGACTGTCGACGTTCCGAACGACGAGGGCGGTGTTGACACTGCTGTTATCTATTCCGGCGAGCATGGTGCCATTAGCGTTTACCCAGGGCCGGAACGCTTTGCGCTCGCAAACCACATTGAGGCCGGCGCCATTGAGAAGTACGGTCCTGATGTTGGCCTGCAGCTGGCGCTGCGGATGTATCAGGACATGGTTGTTGCTGATGAAGAACACGGCTTCAGGTTGTCGGCCATGGGTCGGGAAGGTTTCAACCTCCTCCATGACAGCTTTATCGAACACATCCAGACCGAAGGTGTGCCAGTAGCACCGATTATGCATTGAGGGGAATGATGATGAATAACTTGATCACTAACAAACCATCCATGACCAGCTTTGAGATCGCCGAGCTGGTAGAGAAACGCCACGACAACGTGAAACGCACGATTGAGACCCTGATTGCGCGTGGTGTTATTACTTCTCCTCAAATTGAGGAAAAGCCTACTGCCGGGCGCCCCACAACAATTTACGTTTTTGAAAGTGAAGAAGGTAAACGCGACAGCATCATTGTGGTCGCACAGCTCAGCCCTGAATTTACCGCCCGGCTAGTTGATCGCTGGAAAGAACTGGAAGAGGAGCGCTCGCGTCCAAAATCTCAGGCCGAGCTGATCGCAGAAATGGCCCTGCTGAATGTTGAGCAGGAGCGACGCCTGTATCAGGTAGAAGAACAGGTCGAGGCTGTAGCTGAAACGGTTGAGAACATTAAGCGTGGCAATATGCGGGCCGGGTATGTCGGTTATCGCCAGGTGGTCGCAAAAAGCGGTATGAGCGATGCCAAGTGCCGAAACCTGGTTAACGCATACCGTATCCCCACCGATACACACGAGTTTATGACGCCTGATGGTCTGCTGTCTCGCCGGGCGATCGTGGAGTTTGAACCTTTTATGAAAGCATTCCGCCAAATGATGGCAGAAGCCGAACCACGCGGGACCCGTTGGTATCACCCGAAAATGGGACTCTTTCAGGCTATCGGATGGGAAGATAAAGCATGATTATTCCTTCAAAGCTGATCCGCGCCGCTCTGGTGTGCGTTGCTAAAAATGATGCCCGCTACTACCTGTGCGGAGTCCATATCACCCCGAAATACATCGAGGGAACCAACGGTCATGTAGCACTGCGTATGCAGCATGGAATCAGGACGAAGAAAAATATCATCGTCCAGTTTGAAGGCTGCGTGCCAGTCAAGGCGGAAACAACGGAGCTGATCTTCAACAAGGAGCCGATCGCAATTCATCGTGACCAGCACCAGAATCGCCTGTCCATTACTGGCATTAAACTACTGAGTGGATGCTTCCCTGACTTGGAGCGCGTCATCCCGAAAACACGGGACTTTAGCGTTAGCCCAGCTATCCAGGCGGAATACCTGAGCTATCCGGCAAAGATTTTTGGACGTGAAGAAAAGTTTGTCCCTGTTCAGCTTCGTCCATCAGGTGAGTTCGACGCAGTACGGTTCCAATTTAATGAGCATATCAACCGCATGTACGGAAACCCTGAGCTGGTCGTTATGCCTTGCCGTGATAATTATTTTAAGGGGGAGAATCATCAACCATGAAAATCGAATTTAACGATCAAGGATCGGTTTCAGTTATTACGGTAACCAGCACTGTCTTTGAGTTCCGCCGGCACAACCGGGCGGTTGATGTGGCGTTGCTTCTCACGACTGAAATGACCAGCCAGAGAAGCGGTATTTTCTTTATGAAAACGATCTTGAGCGGGAAAACACATCACGTGCTGCGGGCCTACAAGCACCTGCTCCGGGAGGCTGAGCGATGAGTAATATCACTGATCTGGCGCAGCGTGTGCGCCATTGGGCTGACATGGCCGCAATGACAAGTGAGCGCGCGTCTTGCTTGAGCGTAGAACAGCTGGAAGAAATCGCTAATACGCTGGAGTCCATCGCCTCCACCGTTGGCCGAGGTGAGGTATTGGTTACTGTGGCCGGTTTTACAGGCTGTGGTAAGAGCGCGATTGCTGGCGAAATTGAGATTGCCTTGAAGGCTATCGGGGTGCCAGTAACGTGGGTTAATGGTGATGCCGAAAAACGGATTACAGGCGCCGACTGGCTAACTGCTATCGAGATGTATAAGCCCAGCGTAAAGATTATTGAAATGAATGTGCCGCGTAGTGATCTGAAAGTGGTGTGAGGTAGAAAATGGCGACTCGATATATTGGCATTAAAGAAATGTGCAAGTTGACCGGCAAGAGTAAACCGACCCTGTGGAGGATGTACGCGAAGAGGAAGGAATTTCCGGCACCAGAGCGAACGCCCAGCGGAATTTTTCTCGGATGGCCCGAAACGGTTTACGAAGCCTGGGTAAACAAAACAAAAACCTAATACTTGACCCGTTACCTGACCTGCTCATGTAGCGGGTTTTCTTTTTTATCGCTTTAACTCATTGATTTTAAATGGTACGCCCTACAGGATTCGAACCTGTGACCTACGGCTTAGAAGGCCGTTGCTCTATCCAGCTGAGCTAAGGGCGCCCTGAGAAGCGAGTGCTTCGCGGAGTGAAACGCCTGGAATTATACGGTCCACGTCCGTTGAGTCAATCCATTTTGCCAGGAAACTGCGGGGCTTATACGATGCTGGCGAAATATCCCTCAGCAACTGTACAAGAAGCATACCACCGGGGCTCATGCGCGCGAAAATTCACTTAGTGGCCAGGCGCAACACACCAATGACCCTGGACTTAACAGGGTCAAAACAGGCTAAATTCACCGCAGACAGGATAAAACAGCAAACGAGGACTGACAGCGAGGCCCGCTTCTGACAAAATATCCTCATCCCCCTTTCGTAAAGATACAGATGGAATCCTCTCTCTGATGGCAGCAAAAATTATTGACGGTAAAACGATTGCGCAGCAGGTACGCTCTGAGGTTGCGGAAAAAGTGAAGGCTCGCGTTGCGGCCGGAAAACGCGCCCCTGGGCTGGCCGTCGTGCTGGTCGGTAGCAACCCGGCCTCGCAGATTTATGTCGGCAGCAAGCGCAAAGCATGTGAAGAAGTGGGCTTCGTCTCCCGCTCTTACGATCTCCCGGAAACCACCAGCGAAGCCGAGCTGCTGGAGCTTATCGACACCCTGAATGCCGATAAGACCATCGACGGTATTCTGGTTCAGCTGCCCCTGCCGGCAGGGATCGACAACGTCAAAGTGCTCGAGCGCATCGCGCCGGATAAAGACGTCGACGGCTTCCACCCCTATAACGTTGGCCGCCTGTGCCAGCGCGCGCCGCGCCTGCGTCCGTGCACCCCGCGCGGTATCGTGACCTTGCTGGAACGCTACAATATCGACACCTACGGCCTCAATGCGGTGGTCATTGGCGCGTCCAATATCGTCGGTCGCCCGATGAGCATGGAGCTGCTGCTGGCCGGCTGCACCACCACCGTGACCCACCGCTTTACCAAAAACCTGCGCCATCACGTCGAAAACGCCGACCTGCTGATCGTTGCAGTAGGTAAACCGGGCTTTATTCCTGGCGAGTGGATTAAAGAAGGGGCGATTGTGGTCGATGTCGGCATTAACCGTCTGGAAAGCGGCAAAGTGGTCGGCGACGTGGTGTATGAAGACGCCGCCGAACGCGCATCCTACATCACCCCGGTTCCCGGCGGCGTTGGCCCGATGACCGTCGCCACCCTGATTCAGAACACGCTGCAGGCGTGCGAAGAGTATCACGACGTTGAGGAGGCCTGA